ATTTCGCCAAGAAAGTAATTCTCTTGTTCTGTTGTTTCGTAAATGCCGTTTGCTTCAAGTTTTGTTGGGTTTGTGTTTAAAACTTTACGAATGAACTTTCCACTGGATGGATCAAAGTTAAATTCAAATTTCTTTCCACTAACTGGACCACTACTACTACTTAATTCAACTGTCCAATTACCACCAGCAGCAGGTCCAACCGCATTTTTTATAATCGCTGCGGTTGCGCTTGTTAGAGCTGATCCATCTCCGCGAGTACCACTGAGGGACATAACATAATCCGCTTCAGTATAAAAAACTGCTGCTAAAGTACCAAGTGTAGCACCATCATCTGTCAAGAAGAGACCGAAAGCACCACCATTAGTGGTGGTTGCCGCACCGCCTACCTTCCAACCTGCTTCGCCGCCTGTATCAGCGTTGGTGTGTGAACGACCAAGAAGCCTTATAAAAGTTAAAGGAGTGCTATTTGCTAACCATGCTTGTGCTGCATAGGCACCATATTGAGGAGATAAACCTTCGTTTCCTTCACGCCACACATCGCTTGTTTTACCACCAGGTTGCGGTGTACCAAAGATTTGAACAAATTCTGTAAAATTTTGAACTTTTACCGGTTGAAGCGCTGGACCTCTTTGAGCGCGACCGATAATAACTGGTCCGATTTCTTCTGGCTCATCTGGAATTTGTGATCTATCAAGTTCTCTTAATTGAACTCCAGGTGAAACGAAGCGGTATTTTTTGGATGCCATGTGATTAAATCTCCTTGTTATTCTTTAATAATCTTTTATAAATAGTGTGTTTATTGGCGAAAAGACGCAAGATTTAAGGTATGAATTTTCCTTTTGTCCAGTCTGGTGTGTCTCCTACCACGACGCGCTCTCTTGGGGTTTTAATATCTACAGCATTTTCTCTTATTACAACGTTGGGTCTTTTTTCATTTTTATCTCCACCAACAAGGTAACCTAAGACTCTTATGTTAATTTCAGTTTGGTATATTCTACTTTCTGCTCCAAGTTCTGTTATATCATTGGTAGATGCAAAATCGGATTGAACAAACGCCTCATATGAATGTCCGTCTCTTTTAAAAACCAAGTAATTAATGCCATTTGTAACGGTAACAAAAGGTTGTACAATTTCATTAACCTGTTGCTGGTATTCTGTTCTAATTGAAATGGTATAATTTACATTAACGTATGCGGGCGTGGGAATAGTTAATGTTTCATATACAATTTTCTTTTCGGCTGCTTTTCGACGATCAGGGAAATTAATTTGCTGTGAACCTGGGATTCCTTGGTTTCCTACAATCTTACTTTTCTTTTTATAGGTATCTGCATTAAGAAAATTTCCTGTTTTATTCTGGTTAATTCTTCTCGCAATTGTAATTGAGCCACCCTTTGCATCATTAACAGGATAAACATTTCCATAAAATACGCCTTTATCTGACAATGATTTTTCAAAACCTGTTCTTGCTATGGATATCATAGGAAAAATTAAAGTTCCATTGTCATCTCTTAAATCTTTATCATTTTTTATTTGAAAAGCCCTCTCTGAGGCTTGCCAAATAACTGGAACCTTTTTAAATCCTTTGTTGGTAGTGCAAAAAATATTAAGCTCTTTGTCAACAAAATCATAAACCGAATAATCAATCGTCTCAATTGTTGACGGCTCAAATGATATAATTTGTTTTATTGTTCCACTTACGTTACTAATATCTTTCATATTTATTTACCGTCAAATAACCCTTGTCTTGCTTTTGCACATCTAGCAGAAATTTCTAATTGATTCTGATTTTGCCCAAATAGTTGTTTTGGTTCGTTAAGAGTTATAATCTCATAATATTCCTCATTATATAAAATAAAATCACCCTCACGAACAAACACATCTTGATCTTCTGTTAATCGCCTTTTGTGAAAATGACAGGTTAGTTCATAAACCCTATCCAATCCATAACCTGTTGTAGTTGTTTCATTGCCATTCCAATCAACAAGAACATAAACCCTAATTGGTGGCAAAAAGTTTTTTTCTATTGCCTCTCCATAAAGAGGGTGATAATTCGTATGAACCCTGCTTATAGGATAATAAGCAATTGTTTGACCAATCACTCTCTCTATAAGCTCATCATTAACTTGCTTTACTAAATCTCTTTCTTTTTTATTGAAAAAAAGAGGTGGTGGAGGATTATTTGGTCTGTTCCACTTATTGTCATCTGACATTAAAAAACTCCCTTTATCCTACAAAAATCTTCATAGGAACATTTGCTTGCAGTGTTTTTGCGTCTTCTGCCATTTTAGCATCTTGGGCGACCATTGCTTCATATGTCAATCTATCCAATAGCTCTTTAAGTTCCGCTTTTAATCCATCTTTTTCAGACTGCGATTGTGTTGTGAGTTCCGCCGCATTTAATGTCACAGCATCCCCTGGTAAAGGTATTGCTCCAAATTTACCGCGAACCTGTGCAAGCATCCCTTTTGCTATTGCTAAAGCGTAATTCCTTATCCACTGCTTACCCATACTATTAATATTGGCATATGGAATATTTGCAAATGGGAGAGTATTATAATTGTTAATTCCATCTTTACCATCTTTTCTAGTCTCATCCACTGTCCAAGGATCTTGAGGAATTGTGAACTCAAACCATATTCTTTTTGGGTTTATAAAACTAAATGGCGAGCTGGGCGGTGGATATAATTTGAGATAATTATCTCTTAATTCATACGAGTAATGTGAGGCTCTTGTATATATGCTATCTTCATAAGCCATTGCTTGCGATTTATTTTGCCACGTTGGAACAACTTCAAAAGTGGAGTCATCAGAATATTGACCATATGTATTCAAGTTTCCAACTACATTTAATCCACCATAATATCCATAAAATCTCCACATCGCTGCATTAGATTTATAATAAACTCTCCTAACTTCTATTCTTCGATTATTAACACTGCCAGTAAAATTAACTGAAGATGAGACAGAAAGATCTTGGACTGCTTTTTGAATATCGTATTCTTGTTGATTATTGACCATATCAACTGAAGCTGAATAGACACGAACATCACCCATCGCTGCTTCTTGAGATAAACCATCAGATATTCTATCTGCTACCGAAAAAGTAAAAGATGGATATTTTAAAGCAACATGTGTTCCACCCAAACTGGATGATAAAGAACCTGATTCTAGTGTTCCCTTATGATCAAATGTGCCTGTGGCAGCACCAAGAAAGTCTGCTAAAACATTAATTGCCTGGTGGTTGTTTACGATATAAGAATACTCTAAAGTAGCTAATTCATAAGCTGTATAAATATTTTGTTCAGTAAGTTCAATGTCTAGCACGTCACCACCAAGCATTTTGTATGTATATGCTACTTGCGCTGCTGCACCTGATAAAAACTCTACTGAGTCAAGATATACACCATAAGGAACAGCAGTTGATATAACATTTGCTGTATTTCCCGTAACTGGCAATACATAAGGGCTTGTTTGCTGTATAGGTGTTAAGGTTGGTGGTGCAGTCATATTTCTTTCTCCTATGAGTTAAATAGTTGTTTTTAACGTAAAAGAAAAAAGAAAACCCCACTTCCCGCAAGGAGAAGTGAGGTATCTTAGATTGCTTTAATAATCTTTTAAGTTATTAGCCTAATAGATCCTGACAAATAACAAGACCATACATATCAGGTCTTACCATTTTCTTCGCGTAGCGAGTCATTACACCCTTACGTGGCGTAAATGATTCTGGGTCGAAAATGGTAGGTGTGACTTGTAGAGGCACATAAGGTGCATATACAAATCCGCTTTCAAGGAAGCTATTACCTTTACGACCAACCAATACTACGTTACGAACGAAGTAAGGATCGACATAGATGTCAAGTTTCTTGCTCAACTGACCAACCTTAACTGCACCAGCAGTACCACGGTTTTCGTCAGCAGTTGTGTCAGCACGGAAACCACTTGTAAATTCAAGAATGTTTGCAACTTCTGGGCTAACTACAATAAAGTTAGCTCCACCTCGCAATGTTTTGCGGCT